TGAGGTTCAGGCTTTCACCCAGCAGGGCACCGGCCAGAATCGTGCCGGCATCGCATTCCTGCAGGGCGGGGTTGACGGCCACCGCCGAGGTAATGCTGGCCGTGAACCGGCGGGCGCGGGCCGGGTCGCGCAGAGTGTTGGAGATCAAGGACTGATAGCCCTTGGTGGTGATTGCCACGGAGAACTTGGGCTTCTGCTGTACCTGCATTTGATTATAAGTTGCCATATTCAATACCTTCCTTTTCCAGATAATGCTTCAAACCGATCAGCTGGGCTTTGGTGCCTTTCGCATAAAAGCGGGTCATCAGGATAGGTTCAGCCGCCGGGGTGGACTGAAGTTCAGGCTGGGGTTCCGGCTGAGTGCCGGCTTCCGGCAATTCGGACGGCTCCTGTACCTGGGCGGGCAATTCAACCGCCGAAGCCGCCACAACAGCGGCGCGGGCTTTTTCGGCAGCGGCTTCCCGTTCGGCCTGCCGGGCGCGGCGCTCTTCTTCCCGCCGACGCTGTTCCTCCAGCGCCTTGTGCCGGTCACCCACAGTCTTGATGGCGTTGGGCAAATCCAAATTGCTGCGGTACTCCACCATGATCTCGGCGGCGTTGTCCATGCCCTCAATTGCGGCCACGTCGGCCACAATGCCGTCCACGAATGCCTTTGCCTGCTTTTTCAAAGAGGTCAGGCTGTCGCTCATGTTGACTTTCGGGCGGTAGGTCAGATTATCCAGCCAATCAATGTCGGCGGCTTCCACCAGTTCGCCGTAGTAGTCCATGAGCGCTTCCGTCTTCTGAGCCACAATGCCAGAGGTCACATCCGCGATTTTCTGCTTCAGTTCGGCATCTGCCTGCTGGAACGGTGCCGTCACGCACTCCCGGTAGACCTGCTCAAAGGCATTGTAGGGTTCAAGGATTTTGCTCTTGATGGCCGTGCGCTGGGCTTCGTACTCCTTGAATTCCTTGGTAAGCTGGGCGCGGGCATCTTTGACGCTCTTATAGGTTTCTTCGGTGCAGATCAGCGAGGTGGCTTCGGCGGTGCGCCGCTCAATGTCGGCCTTTACGCTGTGAAGCCGCTCGACAATGATAGGCAACTGCTGAAGTTCAATGACCTGCAATGCGGTATCCTGTGCCATATCGCACTCTCCTTTCAATTTTTGAATACTTCATAATGGCCGGTGGTCTTGTTCATCAGAACCCAGCCGCCGGCATCCGGGCTGTCCTGAATGAAAAGGTACTGCCGGGAATCCCAGCCATGTGCAGAAAGGGCTTCTTTCTGCTTGCGGGTCAGCCTTTTGGGCCGGGCATTCATGTGTCTGCCACTCATACGATGCTCACCTCCTCATTCCAGCGCTTCAGCAACGAGGGCTGCATGGTGATGATCTTGTAGCCGGTGGCTTCCAGCTCAGTGCTGCGGTCGTAGCTCTGCACGTCCTGCGCGTGCCGTGTGACAGCGTTTGCCAGACCATAGAGGGAAAGGTCACCGCCCGCGATAAGATGTCCCAGAATGCCCTCGCTCTCGTTCTGGCGGATGTTGAACTCCTTGGCCGCAAGCTCAACCACCTTGGGAGCCGCCGCCGGGAGAATGGGTGCTTCCTTGGCATCCCGGAGTTTCTGCACCAGCGCATTGAACCGGGCTTCATCGACCGCCGCCCGAACGGTGTCCTCAATCTTCATCAGGAATGCCCGGTCGTCGGCTTCGATGGTCTCATCCCGGAAAATCCCGAAATCGCCATCCACGCTTTCATTGATGCGGCCAACATGGCGCTTGCCAACACCCACATCCGCCACCATGCCATTGGTACAGACAAGACGGTAAATCAGAGGCTTCACGGAAACGCTGCCCATGCCGACCTCAGAATTGGAAATCAGGATGCCGGCCTGAACGATGTCCCCCGGCACTACTTCGGTCTGGATGCGCTCATTGACAACCTTGATGTACATGCGGGTATCGGTTAGTTCACAGCTTTCAATGCGGGCTCCCTGCATTTCAGAGATAATCGGCAGGACCGTCTGTGCAACCTCGTAGTTGTCGATACGGCGGTAGCGGTCGGAGAGGATGGCGCGGGCGGTACCATCAAGGGTGCGAACCATGCGGCGGGTGTCCGGGGACTGCTGGAACCAGCCATTGACGTTTGCCATCAGCAAGCCGGGGTTCTCTGCCCGCATCCGCTCGTAGTAGGGAGCCGGGATCTTCAACTGCAATCCCAGCTGACGGTGGGCATTTTCGTTCAGCTGGAACGGGGTGTTGCCGATCACGAGGTCAAAGTTCTCGTTGACGGCGGTCATCTGCATAGCACCCGCTGTGGCAACGTAGTCCTTTTTGACCTTGGCCTGCCGGTCAAGCTCAATCGCAAGCTCCTGCAAACTTCTTCCGTACTTCATTGAAATCTCCTTTTCTTTCAGAAAAACAACCGGGACAAGCCCGAAATCACATAAACTTGCGGATCAGGTCACCTACCGCGGTATCACGGAGAACACGGCCGAGCCATGCTCCAAAAACATCGAACACGCCCTTGCTATCCAACCAGATCAGCAGCGCCGCCCCAAAAGCGGTCAGCCAGAACTGGAACAACGGGACACGAGCCGCCGCCTGATCGGGGGTGAGGTGGTACATGAACATCAGCAATTCCTGCATCTTTACTCCTCCCCGCCGCAATAGATCTTCTCGGCCTGTTCAACGCTGGTGTCATCGAATGCCCAGTGCAGTTCATGCAGCACCTTTTCGATGGTCTTTTCGTCAAGCCCGGCTCTCTGCATAGCCAGCAGGCAGTATCCGGTACAGGCCGCGTTGCTCCATGCGCCATTCAGCGCAAGTGCTTCAAACAAAGAAATCTGTTCCTCATGGGTCATAGCTACAAACTTTCTCTTGTACTTGATTTCCAGCCGGAAATAAGTTACACTAAAAAACGATGATGCAGCCTTTCCTTGAAGCGGTTCGGCGCATCGCACCTTTCGGCATCGTCCTGCTGCAACGGGACGGTGCCTTTTTATTTGTCAAATCGGACCCGGATTGCCATGCGAAACGGCCTTATGCTTTTCCGAAGTCCTTTTTGTGCTCATTCCTGTGTGTGTAGATTCGTAAGCCTGCACTCCTGCCCACGGCACAAGCCGCGTTCTCTCGCCGACACTAACGAGTTCTCCAAACTCTCCGGCAGCCATCTTGCTGCGAATCGTGGCGCATGATACCCCGTACCGCTCTGCAAGCTCTTTTGCAGTGTACAGTTCTTTGTGTCCTGCGCTCAGGCGCTCAGTTAATTTATCAGCCAGAATGTCAAGCAGTCTATCAACCATTTCGTCCACCAAATTCACCTCCCTCACTTGTTGATGTGGCATCTTCAAAATCAAATCGTCCGCCGGGAGCGCTCAAACGCTTTGATGTCTTCAGCGCTGACCCTGTACTCCTTTCCGATTTTGATTGCACCGAGCTTCTTCTTACGAATCCACTCCCATACGGTAATGATCTGAACACCGTACCGTTCTGCTACATCCTTGCAGGTATACAGTTCCCCCATGAACGTCCTCCTTTCTTTGTATAGATTTATAGTTGTGTTTTGTTTGGTTTTGTGATATGATAATAGTGCAAATCAAACAAATCACAAAACCACCTGTCCATATCACACAAAGCAGTTTTGTTTGTTGTGTGTTTTGTGTGGTATGGCTATACTATACCACGCATTTTGTTTGGTGTCAACGGCACTTTGCGTGTTTTGTGTGGTTTTGTCTTTTATGCACAAAATCAGGCGGTGTAGTATGGATATATTGTTAGAAAGAATCATTGAGTGCATCGGGCCGCGGCACGGTGCTAAGAAAGAACTTGCGGAGCATCTTGGGATTCACCCCAACGTCATCACAAACTGGCTGAATGGGCGTAACAAATCCTATCGGCGCTATGTGAATGAAATTGCTGCTTTTTACGGTGTTTCCGTTGATTACCTCTTAGGGAATGCCGATTCAAAAGAAAAACAGCCTGACTCTCAAAATGAGAATCAGGCTGTCAAGGATGAACTGATTGCCTTTTATGGGGATGTAAAGGATGATCTTACCCCCGATGATATTGACGATCTTATGGTCGCTATGCGCGCAAAGGCCGAGCGGAACAAGAAAAAGAAATCAGGTGTGTAATGCATGAACACAGCCGTTTGCTGTATGTATGATGATCTGGAAGCTTTGAACGTAGACGTTGTGGATGTTAAACTCAAAAACAATTTCGCAATCGCGTTCTTTGACAATTTCCTTGTCATTGATCGCAGCAAATGCAAGACCGCCGCACAGGAACGCACTGTGCTGGCGCATGAAGCAGGGCATTACATGAGCGGTGCTTTTTACCGCGCTTATAGTCCATTTGAAGTCAAAGAACAGGCAGAGCATCGGGCATTTGCCGCATCTGTCGAAAAGTATCTCCCTGTCAACGAAATCCTGAATTGCTACAAGATGGGCATGACAGAAAATTGGGAGATTGCCGAATATTTCAACCTTGAAGAAGAATTTGTTGAAAAAGCAGTACATTATTGGACTGATTGCAAAGGCATAGATTTTAATTGTTTATAAAACGAAAAAACGCCCCCGGTGCTACCAACACCGAGAGCGTTCAAATAGATTGGCTTACTCAAAAAGAGCAGTCACAACCGACACTGTGATTATACCTCTTTTGGGTAGGCTTGTCAAAGTGTACCCAAAGGAGGTTATTTTATTATGGCAAGACTCAAAAAAAGAAAAGATGGCCGCTATCAACGCAAGGTGACATTGTCCAACGGAAAACAGAAATTTGTATACGGCAAAACGATTGCTGAAGTCAATGCCGCTGCAAATGCACTAATGAACCAAGATACCGCCGGGCTTGAAGTTGGAGATCACACATTGGTGGGCGAGTGGGCAAAAATTTGGTTGAAAAACTATAAATCCGATTTACGGGCCGCTACCATCAAAATGTACCGGGATAGCTATAATCTCCACATCATGGAACAGATCGGATACATGGAACTCCGAAACGTAAAACCAGTTCACATCCGACAGGTTATGGCCAGCGTTGCATCCAGATCGGAAAGCCTGCAGCGTAAGGTTCTTTTGACGATGCGGCAGCTTTTTGAGGAAGCACGTTTGAATCACCTGATTATTGATAATCCCACTGAGGGGATCAAGATCACCCCTCACGCTAAAGCGGAAAAGAAAAAGGCTTTGCTTCCCAATGAGGTCGATATTCTGATGAATGTAGTCGTAGAACCACGCGCCCGCGTATTCTGCGCCCTCTGTCTGTACTGCGGGCTTCGTAAGGAAGAAGCGCTTGGATTGCAATGGTCGGACATTCAAAGCAGCTCTCTGACCATCCGGCGCGCTATGACCTTTCTGAACAATCAGCAAGACCCTGTAGATGATCTCAAAACAAAGGCCGCACACAGAGTCGTTCCTATCCCGGACAAGCTCAGATCCGTCTTGCTTGATACACCACACTTGAGCCGGTATATCGTCCCAGCCGCCGATGGCGGAGATATGACCCGCTCCGCATTCACCCGGTTGTGGAACTCTCACGTTGCGGCCCTTGTGCCGTTCTCCCTGCATCCCCACATGCTGCGGCACACCTACGCAACGACACTTTATCGTGCAGGGGTAGACTTACGAACAGCACAAAAACTAATGGGACACAGCAGCATTCAGGTCACCGCCGATATTTATACTCATCTGGAACAAGAAGATTCGCTCCATGTCGCCGATAAATTGAACGAGTATCTTTCCGGCAAATCGGAAAACTCCGCAAAAAGTAGTCAAAAGGTAGTCAAGCTCGCCATCTGACACAAAAAAAGAAGCCACACAGCACGTTTTTCAACGCTACTGTGTGGCTTTTCTGGTGCACCTCCAGGGACTCGAACCCTGGGCCCACTGATTAAGAGAAACCAACGCGCAACAATCGTCAATTTTCAAAATTGCGTCAATTCGTTATTTTTATCGTTTTATCGTAAATTTGTGTTTTGCATCTGCTGCATTCTTTGCACCTGTTGTCCCCTCTCGCATCCGTTATCCAGCCGTTCCGGTGTGCAAAAAGTGTGCAAAAATGTGCAGAGCCAAAATCAACCCCTTAAAACAGGTATCGGATTTTTATGCAAAGCCGGGAAACCGGTCGGGTTCGAGCCCAAAACAGCAGCTGAAATCTTGCCTGTTTAGACCAAGCATCAAATGTACATTCACAACTATGATTCATGGCAGGGATTTGGACAATCGAACAGACATCACCTTAATATAGAAAGAGGTTTCCTATGAACAAACTGCTTTCCTGCCACTATAACATGGATACCAACCGGGTGGAAGCCCGGTTTACGGACGGCTCTGCCGTTGCCATCGACTGCATCGCCATCGAGGACGAGTACGGCAACACCCCGGCACAGCGGGCAGAGCTGGATTGGCTGTTGTACAACAGGCCGCTGGAGTACGCGCAGCTTGTGCTGAGTGATAAGATGGAGCATTATCTTTCCCTTGGCTGCGAACACGGCAGATTAGAGGACTAACCTTACATAGAAGCAACAACAGCCCCGCTCTGGTGAAGGAATCCAGAGCGGGGCTGTGTTGATGAAGGAGAAATGAAGGGAATATCAGGTTTTACAGATTCAGTTCGTACTGCTCCACGGTCAGGTTGACATCACTGCCGGTGGCCGCAAAGGTGATGTCCTGCGCCGACTGCGGGGTATAGATCCATGCGGTCATGGTCTGCTCGCCATCGTTGGTGAAAACTTCGATGCTGTTCTTATCCAGCAGGATGCGGAGCTTGAGCGCACCGTTCTGGCTGCGGACCTTGCAGCTGCGGGTATGCACGATGTCGGCACGGGAACCGGCATGGCTGCGGTCCAGCGTCAGCTGTGAGGTGTAGGGGTCGTAGGTCAGGCTGGTGTGATGGTCTGCATCGGCGGCCAGCTTCAGGGTGAAGGAACGGTATTCGCCGGGCTGCACCGTGACGGTCAGGTCGGCCACACGGCCTTTGATGCCTTCCAGAGAAGTTTCGCCTTGCACCGTCACATTCTCGTGGAAGGTGCGCTTGCCGTGAACTGCATCCAGTTCACGTACCGGGGTCTGAACAATGCGCCCGTCCTTGATGTGCAGTTCGCGCGGGCAGATGGTCTGCCCGAACCACTTGCAGCCCTTGGGCTTATCCTCGGTGTCCGACCAGGTCTGCAGCCATGCGGTCATGATGCGGCGGCCATCCGGGGCAAGGGTGGTCTGGGTGGCGTAGAAGTCGATGCCGCCGTCCATCAGCTGCACGTTTTCCTTGGT